AGATGAAAGGGTTTACCTGATCAAAATGTATGGTCATGGATTTGCAGTAGATGATAATGCCTTCATGCTTTTGGACATCAGTGATCTGCAGCCAGCACATTATGAAGTGGAAGTTGTTCCAAGTGTAGAAAATGTGGAAAATGCAAATCTTGCAGATTTCAAGGTAGGGGGACATACACTGACACCGGAGTTCGCAGAAGGAACATTGACATATACTTTGACAACAACAGACGCATCAAACACGGTGCAGGCGGTAATCGCAGACAGCACTGCAGAACTGGAATTGACCTACAATGATAAACCGATTGCAAACGGCAGCAGAGTTACATGGGCTTCCGGCGCAGGAAATGTAGTAAAAGCAAAAGTGACAGATGGAAAGACAACCAAGACATATCAGGTGACTGTAACAAAGAATGAGGCATAATCATGAGCGATCTGTTAGAAGATGTGAAGAATTTTCTGGATATTACATGGGATATGGATATCAGGGAGCGTAAAAAGCTCTCTGGTATCGTAGAGAGAGGAAAAGCGTACCTTGAGGGCAAAATAGGATTTTGTGATTTTGAAAGCGAAACACAAGAAAAAGAGCTGCTCTTAAATTACTGCATGTATGCAAGAGCCGGTCAGGTAGATGAGTTTATTCAAAATTATAAATCAGAAATCATATCACTGCAGATGCGCAGTTTTCGAAGAAAAGCGGGTGGATGCAATGCCGAGACGTAAGGATACAAAGTTTACCACATTTAACGATGGATCACTGGATATATGCAGCGTAAAAGGCCGGAAGATTGTAGAGACCAGGCAAGCTGGAATTCGATTCGGATTTCGTACAGTTGGAATCAAACGGTTCTATGAGGCAAAGGTATTATCCAATCAGATTGACGAAGTAGTTGCAATTCTGCCAGTAGAAGACATTTCTACGATGGACATCTGCATAATCGGAGAAAAGCAGTACAAGATCATACAGATCCAGAATAAATATGATGCAGCGCCACCTTGTTTACTGCTTTCTCTGGAAAGAGTAGTAACGACTTATGAGGATGTGAGAAACCATGCCGAAAATTAATATTGATCAGTTCGCAATCGAAGTCATGCAGGAGTTAGATGCGTATCGTGAGGATGTACAGGAAGCAGTGGAAAAAGCAGTGAAAGAGACGGCGAAGCAGACAGCTGCGGAATTACGTTCCATATCACCGGAAGGAGATACCGGTGAATATGCAAAGCACTGGAGCTATAAACGAGACGAAAATTTGAGTGGAAGGCACCGCTATGATATGGTGGTATATTCCCAAAAGCCGGAATACCGGCTTACACATTTGCTGGAAAAAGGACACGCAAAGAGGAATGGTGGAAGAGTGGACGGGATCCCGCATATCAAAATTGCAGAAAAGCACGCAAAGGAAATTCTACAGGAAAGGACAGAACGATATTTATGACAAAGGAGAGGATAGAAGCAATTCTGGATGTACTGGAAATTGAATATCGGTATCATCATTTCGAAGAACGTGAGGCGGTGAATCCTCCTTTTATTTGCTGGTTGATTCCGGAAACGAGAAATTTTTCCGCAGATGGGAAGGTATATTTTAAATCAGACAAAGTTGATATTGAACTGTACACAGATGAAAAGGACTTTGAACTGGAAGAACGTGTAGAAGCGGCACTTGATGCAGCAGATCTCTTCTGGCAGAAAAGTGAACAGTATATTAAATCAGAAAATATGTATGAAGTATTATATGAAGTGGAGGGCTAAGTAAGGAAAGAAAGACAGGCAACAAAAAAGGATAAAGTCAAATTCAATATCCATAATGCGCATGTTGCGCTTTTGCAGGAAAGTGATACGGGAGAAATTACATTTGATACACCGTTTGCGGTACCTGGCTCCGTATCGCTTTCACTGGAAGCACAGGGAGAACTGACACCGTTTTATGCGGATGGAGTCAAGTATTATGTTTCTTCTTCCAATAGCGGATATGAGGGAGACTGGGAAATGGCGCTGATCACGGATGAGTTCCGGGAAAAGATTTTAAGTGAATACATTGACAAGAACAAAGTCATGCTGGAGGAAGCGACTGCAAAAGTAAAACGGTTTGCGCTGGGATTTGAAATTGACGGCGATGTGAGGGGAACACGGTTCTGGTTCTATTGCTGTACCTCTACACGTCCTACAACAGAATCCAGCACAACAGAGGACGCGATTGAACCTACAACTGACACTGTCACAGTTTCTGCATCCGCTGTACAGCTTGGAACAGCTAAGAAAATGGCAGTTCGGGCAAAGACAACAGCAGATACAACAGATGACTTATACGAAAAATGGTTTGATAAGGTGTACATTCCAGATCAGGAAGTTGCAGCATAAAAGGAGAACAGGATGAGAAAGACGATCACAATCAATGGAACAGAATATAAATTCAAAAGTTCTGCCGCAATCCCCCGGATTTATCGACTGAAATTTGGGAGAGATATTTTTGTAGATATGCAGAAAATTGAAAAGCAGATCAAGATCCAGGAAAAACTCAAAGACGAGATGCAGAAAAAATGCGCAAAAGGAGGTACAGAATTTGATGAAAGTAAGTTTGAAAGCGGAATCCCGATCGAATCACTGGAAATGTTTGAAAACATTGCATTTCTGATGCATAAACATGGCGATCCTGACCAGCCGGACGATATCAACGAGTGGTTGGATCAGTTCGAGACATTTGATATCTATGAGATTCTGCCAGAAATCATGGAAATGTGGAAATCAGAAAATAAACAGATGTCAGTTCCAAAAAAAAAGAGAGGGAAATAGATCGTGAGGTCAATACCGCATTGTTTATGCTTCGATGTGCACAATGCGGTATTTCTATTTCTGATTTAGACCTGTTAAGCATTGGAATGATCAACGATATGTTTATCGAAATGAAGAATGATGAGTATGATTATCCGAAAATTGCAACACAGGCGGATATTGATGCACTGTAAAGGAGGGATGTAAGGGCAGGGAGCAGAATAAAAGGAATTACCATAGAGATTGGCGGCGATACTTCCAAGTTGGAAAAGGCACTGTCCGGTGTTGACAAAAAACTATACGGTGTAGAACAGTCATTAAAAGATGTCAATAAATTGCTGAAGCTGGATCCCACGAATACGGAATTGCTGAATCAGAAGCAGAAGTTGCTGCAGCAGTCGATCAGTGAAACGAAAAGTAGGCTGGAAACTTTAAAACAGGCAAGTGAACAGGCAGCAAAAACCGCCGGAAATTATGATGCTTGGAAAGAGGCGTATACTCCGATTCAAGAGGAGATTGTAAAGACAAACGAAAAAATGGACAAGCTCAAAAAGAGCATGAAGTCTATGGAAGAAAGTGGTCGGATTGATACGGAAGAGTACAAAAAACTGCAGACAGAGGTAGACCAATCGTCTGATAAACTGAAAGAACTGAAAGCACAGAAAAAGCAAGTAGATGATGAATTTGGACAGCCGATCAGTCCAGAAGGATTCGATTCTCTTCAAAGAGAGATTGTTGAGACAGAACAGAAACTGAAATCACTAAAAGAGACTACAGGAAGTGCAAGTGCGAATCTTGCAAAAGTATCTGCGGTATCCGGAGAGTTTGGAAATAAGGTCAAAGGAGTGGGACAATCCTTGCTGCCGGTAACGGGGGCACTGACTGGTGTAGGGGCGGCATCCACTGTTATGGCAAATAATTTCAACGATGCAATGAGTCAGGCGGCGGGAGCACTTGATAAGCCCATGTCTGAAATGGAAGATCTAAGACAGCTTGCAATCCAGACCGGACAGGATACCGTCTTTTCCGCAACAGATGCAGGGAATGCGATCACAGAACTGGCAAAAGGTGGTTTGACGGAAGCCGACATTAAAGCAGGGGCATTAAAAACTACAATGGACCTTGCGGCATCTTCCGGGATGGATCTTGGAGAGGCAGCAAATGTTGTTGTACAGGCAATGGGAGCATTTGGCCTGTCTGCGAATGAGTCGGCAGAAGCGGCAAACGCTTTGGCCGGGGCAGCAGCTGCATCTTCTACGGATGTAGAACCTCTCACACAGGCACTGGCACAGTGTTCAGCAGGAGCAAAAAACGCAGGATGGTCTATACAGGAAACAACAGCAGTACTGGCTCGTTTTGCAGATGCAGGAATTGAGGGAAGCGATGCGGGAACATCTTTAAAAACAATGCTCAAGAGGTTGGCGGCGCCAACGGACAGCGCTGCAACAATGATTGAACAGCTTGGAATACAGACAAGAGATTCCAACGGGATTCTTCTTGGAGCTTCAGAGATTGCTGAGGAGTTGCAGAATAAACTTGGCGGTTTGGATTCGGCATCCAGAGATGCGGCGTTATCGACAATCTTCGGATCCGATGCAATGCGAGCCGCTACTGTGATGATGGATAGCGGGACTGAAGGGATTCAGAAATATATCAATGCGGCAAATGATCAGGAAGCAGCACAAAGGTTGGCCAATTCTCAGATGAGTGATGGATCAAGAGCAATCGAGGAATTAAAAGGATCTCTGGAAACCGCAGCGATTCAGATTGGAGATACACTGGCACCAATTGTCCAGAAGGTAGCAGAACTTATTACCGCACTTGTCAATAAATTTTCAGCACTACCGGAAGGCGTGCAACAGGTGATTGTAGTAGTCGGAATTCTGGTTGCAGCATTAGGACCACTACTGATGGTAATCGGCCAGATATCACTGGGGATATCTGCGGTAGCAGGTACGCTGTCGAAATTATCCGGAATTGGAGGAGTGGTGACAAATCTGATTGGTGGAATTAAAACGGCAGTAACGGGGTTACTTGGAATAATAACGGCACATCCTGTAATTGCGGCTATAACGGCAATTATAGTGACATTGGTTGCTTTATACAATAAATTCGAATGGTTCCGTGATGGTGTGAACGGGATTTTAAAGGCAATCAAAGACGGATTTTTTGCAGCATGGGATGGAATTGTAGAATTTTTTACAGAAACGATTCCCAATGCATGGAATGAGATGGTATCGTTCTTTCAAGGAATACCGGCATGGTGGAGTGGTATATGGGATAGTGTACAGGCAAAGTTTGAATCTGTATGGACAAGTATCATGGAAATTCCGATTATCAAAGAATTGATATCGATTATCAAAGATTCTTTCGAACGGCTAAAAGAAGATTTAGGCGGAATCTGGACTGGAATAAAAATGTTGGCTGAGAATACTTGGGAATTTATCAAAAATGCAACATTGGCTCCAGTTCTTCTTTTGATTGATCTTGTGACTGGAGATTTTGAAAAATTAAAATCGGATCTGGAGAATATTTTAAATAATATCAAAAATGCAGTTGCGAATATTTGGGATTCCATCAAGGAGATTACATCAAATATTTGGAATGAAATTAAAAATGTGGTATCCACATTGGTATCTCTGGTAAAAGAAACTGCGATCAGTGGGTTTGAAGCATTACGAGATGGAATTAAAAATGCAATCCGGGAACTTCCGAAGATTGTAAGTGATATTTTCGAAAAAATTGGATCTACAATTTCCGGGTGGATCGATAATGCCTGGGAATGGGGAGCGGATTTTATCAATGGATTGAAAGAAGGGATATTATCCGGAGTCCGCGGGATTGTGGATGCAGTAAAAGGGATCGGAGATAAGATTCGATCTTTCTTACATTTTTCAAGACCAGATGAAGGTCCTTTGAGAGATTATGAAACATGGATGCCGGATTTTATCGATGGAATGGTAAAAGGAATCAATGAGAATGTGTACAAGGTTTCCAATGCGGTAAAAAGAGTTGCCAAGACGATGAGTGAGAGTATGTACGGAGGAACTCCAGCTCTGGCAAGTGCTACACAGACTAACATTGTTTTGAACAATAATGTCGGTGTGCAAATTGGAAATCAAAAGCTTGATTCTTATATTGTAGAAACAGCCAAAAAAGGATTTACATCTCAAGTACATCACACAAAAAGAGGAAAGGGGAGACGGTAAATGTATGAAATTATCAGAAACGGCCATACAAATACAGAAATAGGAATACTTGTACGAGAAAGACCGTCTATCCCTTCGGCAGAATACAACTACACAGAGGTAAAAATACCAGGAAGAGATGGGAGCATATTCAAAGAAGATGGAACTGTGAGCGACATTACAATCACAGTTCCATTTACATTTGCAGAAAATTCTCAAAGGTGGCAGGAGCGATTTCGGACTGCGAGAAGATGGCTCATGAGAAAAGATGATACAGAATTGATTTTAAGCGATGAACTGGAGTACTTCTATCATGTAAAACATACTAAGATCAATGCGGCAGAACGGCAAGTAAAAGAGGTCGGAGAGTTTGAGGTAGAATTTACGTGTGAGGGATACCGATATCGAACAGATGGAAAAGCAGAATATACACCGGAAGAGGTGTTTTACAATCCATATGACAGATCAAGGCCGGTCTATTTGATCACAGGTGAAGGTGAGTGCATCCTGCAGGTAAACGGAAGTCAAATGAAAGCGAATGTTGGCCAGAATCTGGTGATTGATACAGACAGGCTGATGGCATACAGAAAAGATGGAGAATTGATGAACACATCTGTGTATGGAGATTATGCAGAACTACATCTTTTACCGGGAGAGAATACCGTGTATATCTCAAGAGGATTTGATCTGAAAGTGATTCCGAACTGGAGGTGCTTATAAGGATAGAACTTTATAAACCAGGAAATACGGATTATGAACATAACGGTGATATGCCATTACTTCCGGAGAGCGCTTCTGTAAAAGCAATACTAAACGGAAGTTGGAAAGCGGAGATTCAGCACCCGATCGATGAAGAGGGACGTTGGAAGTGGATAGAAGAGGACGCAGTCGTAAAACTGGAGTCATTCAATGGAACACAGTTATTTCGGATCAAAAAGAAAGCAAAATCAGATGCTGGCGTGAGTGCAGAACTGGAACCGGTTTTTATGGATGCGATTGATGATTGTTTTCTGTTGGATATGCGTCCAACGGAAAAAAACGGGCAGCAGGCACTGGACATCATGACCGCACCAAATAAAAAGTACAGTGGAAAATCTAATATCAAAATAATATCAACAGCATATTACCAGACAAAGAACCTGATCGAAGCAATCTGCGGAGAAGAGGAGAACTCCTTCCTGAACAGATGGGGCGGTGAGGTTCTTTTTGATAATTATACGATCACCGTCAATGACCGAGTTGGAATCGATCATGGGGTGCAGGTTTTATACGGGAAAAACATTGCGGAAAACGGGCTGCAGGAAGAGATTGATACCAGTGAGGTCATTACAAGGATTGTACCAAAGGCATATAACGGAT